GCGTTAACGCTGCTATAGCTCCAAAAATAGGTCCAACGGCTCCAGCAAAATCTGCGTAATCTCCAGCAGAGCCAAATTTATTTTCTTCTATAACAACACTTTTTTGCATGGGTTTTTCCCAATCAAGCAATCCTCTGTCAATTAGAACTTGTTGGCCTTCTGGGGTAATGGCTAAATCGCCTTTGGTTGTGTAGTTAAAGCCATCGTCTCCTACTCCCGAAGCTGACCTAAGAACATTTTCTTTTTCTTCTTTTTTTTCTTGTCTTGCAAGTAACGCTCTTAAACTTGGAACATTAATTCCTGTTTCATAATCAAAATATTGTTTATCAAAAAGAGGAGAGGCTTCACGCTTCATTATTTCTGTTTTTAAAATAGCTTCAGCCTCTTGAACAGAATTGGCTTGAATGGGTACAGTTAAATCATCTGTTAGTTGAAACTTGTAAGTTGGCACTAGCCACCTCCAAATACGTTTTTACCTCTATAATCTACAGTAATAACAGCTCCCTGAATAGGATCCATTGTAGAAAAATCAGATGGGTTAGCATTTAGTATTTGATTTACCATAGCTTGATATGGTGCAATTGTTCTAATTCCAGTTGCTCCGTAAGCGTTATCGCTTATTATTCCGTAGTTTGTCCTGATAGCTCTTTGTTTGTCTGCGTTGCTGTCCATCAAACTTCTTCTAGCTCCTCTTAATTTTTTAAGGATTTCTGATGGATCATCTGTTAGAGTTAATTCTCCAAAAACTCTATCAACAATTTCTCTGTCTAGGTTGGAAATAGTTCTGCCTGACTCGTTTAATATATCTCTAATGCTTCTTTGTTTTACTTGTTCAATATAATTTTGAATTTTTGTTGCATCTGAAACTTCGCCGTCTATATTAAAAAATGCTTTTCCTTGATCTGCAAATCTTGATATTCTTCCTTGCAATCCAGTAACTTTAACATTTTTATCTACAGCTTCTTCAAAAAGAGCAATAGCATCATTCATAATTCCAATTGACGCTCTGCTTCCCTCAAAGTCTTTAATATTTGTACTCATTTCGGTAGTCATTTTATTAAGACTTACAAGATCAGATGGCTTTAATGTTCCTTCTGCTCCTGCTTTTATTCTTTCTAATTCAGCTTCTCTGTCTGCTGCTAAAGCTTCTTGTTCTCTTAAATCTCTTTCTTGAGATCCCAGGGCTGTACCAGCTACTAAGCCTGAAGCAACATCATCTGCTCCAGATAGTCCAAGTCCCAAGTTTCTAATAAAGTTTACGAATTTTGGATCGGAGAAAAATGAACCTTCGTTCATTTGAACTCTTTCTCTTTCATCTCTTTCGGCTTGACCAATATCGCTTGTATCTGGAATGTCAGCATCTAGCTTATCCATTACGTTTGGATCAAAGAAATTTATTTTATCTGGATCTGCATCTTCGGTTGTTGTTGGAAGATTTTCAACTCTTAAAATTTCATCAGTAGTTAAAGTTTCGTAATCTGCTTTGGTTATTTCTTCTCCGTCTAAAGTTCCTACAATTTTATCTTTGTCTTCAACTACGTCTTTTTCTTTTTTTGTTTGACTAGAAACTGAATCTATATCTTCTTGTAAGTCGCCTGCAACAGCGGGCGGAACATACTTTGCTCCAGGTATTTGCAAGAGTCTTGTTAGTGCAAGCTCCTCTCTAGAAATTGATAGGTCTGGAACAAAATCTAATGCTGCTTGTTTTCCTTTTGCTCCTCCAGAAAACTCACCTATTAAACCAGCTATTCCTCTAATTGGAGATTCTAATAAACTTCCAGCGCCTCTAACTACATCTTGAGCTGCGGAACCAAAATCTTCAGGGCCTGTAAATGTGCCTCTTCTTTCTTGAAAAGATTGACCTCCACTTGCCCTTTCGCTGGCTCTAAATGGCTCGTCTGTTTTAACAAAATTTTCTAAAGCAGCCTCAACATCTGGACTAAATTCAAAGTTTTTATTGTTAATAATCGGATACAAAGTCATTCCGTCTAAAGTTCTATTTTCTACCATTTCAAGAAAATTAGGTGGTAATTGATATTCGCTGTTTGTTGACTTGTCTCTTATTGTTAAAGTTTTTCCAGATACAGTTCCTCCAGAAGAAACTTGTACAGATTCAATTTCACTTTCTGATGGAAGCTCAGATGGCTCACCCATTTTTTCAACAGCTTGTAAATTTGCAAGCTCTTCTTCAATACTTGAATCAACAGTATTTGATGGTAATTGAGATCTTAAAGATTCAATTTCTCTATCTAACGCTTGCAATTCAGGAACGTCTCCTGAAGGAAATCCAAGCTCTGCTAAAATTCTATTTTTTTCTTCTATTAAATTTTGTATTTTTGCATTTAGAATGTCGTTAGAAAGACTTGGATCAACATTGGTTGGACGTTCGGGTCTATCAACACCCATGTAATTTCCCTCAAACATTCCTCCAGGAGAAACCATTACCTCTTCTGCTTTTAAAACACCTGGCATGTTTGGCATATCTGGAGGATTCATTTGACCAGGCTGTAAACTTCCAGTTGGAGAACCAGTTACAATTGTTTCAAAAATTGATGGGTCTTGGCCTAAACTTAAATTAGGAACTGGGCTGTTAGGCCCTGGAACTCCAGGATTTACAACTCCACCTTGTATTCTAGCTATTTCTTCAATTAGTCCGTAGGGAGCTTCTGGAAGAGCAGCTTTTATTTCAGCTGGATTATATCCTTGAGAAACGTAATAACCGATAAGCGCTGGAGAGAAACTTTTGTTAGCAACATCCCCGTTAGCAAACATTTTTCTTTGTAATACATTCATTATATTAATTACCCTCTTGGCGTGTAATTTATTTGCCCAGGTTTGTAAGGGTTAGGAGCAAATGGGTCGTAAGGGTTTGGCATGCTGCCACCTATATTAATAGGAGGGGGCGTTACCCCATACGTGCTTCCGTAACTTCCTTGGTTGAATGAGTTCTGTATAGCGCTTTGATTAAAACCTGGATTTACTTGCGGTTGATAGTTAAAAACTGGTCCAGTAGCTTGATTCTGAGGAGGTGTGTATCCAGGTATGGGAGGTAAGTAAGAGCCTTGATTAAATGCTGCTGATGTATCTACCTGTCCAGTTGATGCTGGCGGGGCAAATATACCCCCACTTAAAATTTGATTTTGACCAGCTTCGGTTGATGGATCAAATTGATTTTGTCCTGGTCCGTAAGATTGTCCTCCAGGCATCAACGTATAATCTTGTGCAGGTTGTGTTTGTGAGCTTTGGTTATTTCCTTGGCTTTGGCCTTGTCCTTGTCCTTGAGGCTGTCCTTGATTGCCACCCTGGAATTGACTGTAAGTATTAAAAGCTGCTGCCAAACCTTCTTTCATCGGATCTCTAGGCATACCATATTGTTTATTAATCATTGTTTTACTGCCTTGATACTGAGGAGCAAAACCTTGAATAAACTGAGCGGCTTTTAAAGGAGCATCTCTTGTTGCTTGTTGTTGATTATATAAATTGTCAAGCCTTGCTTGTTCTAGGCTTCTTTCAGTTGCCCCAAGAGACGTTAAGGTTCCAATATCTTCTTCTCTCAATCTTTGTTGAGTTGCGCCTAAAGCACCTAAATCTGAACCGTACCCTGCTAATTGAGATCCAATACCCGCGATACCAGTACCTACGCCTGATATATCCCCAGCTAGCTGTCTAGCAGCTGATGATCTATTTTGACCTAACCCAAGCAAGTCTTGAGCATATTGTCTTTGAGCGTCAGATCCTTGTTTGCCAAATCCAGCCTCTAGCTGAGAGCCTCTTCCAGCCGCTGATCTTCGGTTTTCTAATTCTTGCAAAGCTCTGTCTTGAGCGGTATTAAATCCGCCAGATCTAATTTTGCTTAACACGTCGCCTAGACCTCGGCCTAAAGATTCTTGTCTTTCTTGAGCTGTTAGTCTAGCTCTTGAACCAAACGCTGATTCGCCACCTCGAGAAATATCGGATGCCCTTTGTTGGATGTCCTGCATTTCCCCAGCTTTTAAAACGTCTTGAATTGTTTGGTCAACCACTTGTTGTTCAAATGGATTGTAGAACTGGCCTGCCATTCTTGGATCGTAGCCTTGTAAAGATTGCCCAAGAAGCTGTCTAGCTGATGGGCCGCCATATCCCAAACTACCAAAAAGACCAGTTAAGCCTGAGCCTAATTGTTGTTCGGCTTGTCCAAAGTAAGGTTGTTGCATACCGTAAGCGGCTCTATAACCGCCTAAAGATTCATCTAGTAAACCTCTTTGCGTACCTAAATCAGATATGCCTTGACCAATTAAACTTTCTTGTCTGTCTAAAAATGGTTGATAAGAGCCAATACCTTGTTGAGCTAACTGTCTTGCTTGTTGCTCTTGCGCGGATAATCCTGCTGTTCCTTGTAAAATAGCAGGCTGATCTAAATAAGATTTTTGAGCAGCTCTTGTTGCTTGATTAATTAATCCTGGAGTATCAGTAGAGCCAAAGTACAGTTCCCTTAAAGCGGGATCAGATATAACCTCATCTCTTGTTATTGAGCCTAAAACTGGATCTAATGGTGTAGCCATTATATTGCCTCAAAAATATTCATTAACTCGCGCATGTTTTTTACGCCTTCTTCACGTGAAGCGCTACCACCTTTTATAAGCTCAATACCAGATTTGGTTTTGTTAACGTCAAATGCTCCAGCTCCGCGTGTAGCTTTTGCAGTCATTACAAACTCACCATCACTCAACATCGCTGGTATGTCGTCTGAAGTACCAGTCCCTGGTCCAGCTGATTCTCCGCCTTCGCGCATATCAAGCTCGCCAACCATAGCCAAGCCACCTTGATTAAAATATTGTCTAGCCTCACCACCGTAAGCAAAGTCTAAAGCTGCGGGTGCAGGAGCTAAACCAAAGTCCTCTCTGCTTCCACCTGTTCCTAAGTTTTGAGCCATTTGGTATCTACCCAATTGATCCATTGTTACTTTAGGGGTTTCTGACAAACCGCCAGATCTTCTTTTTGCTGCATCGTAAGTAATTTTTCCCATTAAGGCTGCTAGTCCAGCAGCTCCCATATTACCGCCAAACATACTTCCGCCACCCCCTCCGCCGCCAGGAAAAATTCCTTTTATTCCGTCTTCAATACCTTTAATAGCCCCAGGAGTTTTCTGACCAAAAAAACTGCCGCCGCTAGCTTGTCTTACTTTTTCAACTTCAGCGTTGTAAGCAGCGTCGCCTTGAGATTTTAAAAGAGCAATTTGTTGCGGAGTATACCCAGCGTCTTCTAACACTTGAGATCTACCGCCAAAACCAAATTGGTCGCCAATTGTTTTTATTATTTGAGGTGTACCACCTTGATCGCCAGGAAGTCTTTTAAACATACCGCCTTCTGTAAAAGGATTTAAGCTAGCTATTCCAGATTTAATTGCGCCTTTACCAAACGTAAAAGCTTGTCCTAAAGTTCCGCCAGAACCTGCTGTAATAGCATTTCCAACTCCGCCAAGACCTGGAACTTTACCAACCAAACTACCAATACCGCTGGCTACGTTGCCTAAACCAACTTTACCTAATAAAGATCCACCTACAGCGCCTAAAGCCTGACCCACGCCAGGAATAAGCATCGCTACAGGAGCAACTTTTTTAGCTACTTTTTTTACAGATTTAAAAGTTTTTTTCAACCAACCAAACTCAGGTTGCCCTGTAATTGGGTTGATACTCATATGCGGCCCTACAATATACTCATCTGGATCTAATCCAGCCGCCATCATTTCTCTGCTTAATCTTGCTTGCGTATCAGCGCTTATTACTGGAGGAACGACTCTTTCGCCTGGAGCAACGTGTGCTACAAAACGATCTTCATCCCTACCTAAACTTGCTATACCTGTTCCTGAATTATCAATAATCATATTTAAATTTTACTCTCTTCTTCATCACATGTTAACCAAAAAACCAATAAATAGCGATTGCCACTTTTTACTGGTAAGCCTCGGTGCATATGCGTAAAGCTTGGAAATATCAAAGCATTTCCTGTTGGGATGGGATCAACAATGCCTCGGTTTAAAAATTCTGTTCCGCCACCCTCATATTCGCCTGTATTTAAAGGAACAACAATGCTTATATCTGCGCTAGAATCGTGATGCCAAGCACCCTGTTTTTTGTCTTTTAAATTATAATTTGCTATTTGGATGCCTCCGCCTGTTACGTGACGATTCCAAATGCTTAATAAGATAGGATTAACAACTGAAAAAACTATCTGTAATAAAGAATTGTATATAGGAAGACAACATTCTTGCAATACTATTTCTGGTATTTGTCTTAACTTATCCTCATCTGGATTTGGCGTAAACCCGTAAAAAGATTCTAAGTTTTTCATTTCGTCTATTAGTAGATTGCAAAATGTTTGAGAAAACAAAGGAACCTTGTACACATCTTTAACTGTTTCTTCAATAATACTTTGAACCAAAGTAGGGTCTGGGTTTTGAGTGCCTTCTGATTTATAAAATTTTAATAAGTTTGGAAGAGATAGTTTTGTTTTTTCTAGAGTTTTCTTATCAATAAACCAATCGTTAGGATAAGCCAAAAGAAGATTCTTTAGCTGATATTCTTGTTCTAATTTTTCTGCAAGCATATCTTGTTCCATATGTTATCTTATTACTTTACAAGGTTATTGTAATATTTCCGTTTGTTTTTACAGAAATACTACCCACTAAACCTTGGGCTTCGTATCCTTGAGGATTGGCGGGTGTTCCTAAATCTAAGAAATTATGCCCGTTATATACTTGCAACACTTCAGTTGTAGTATTAAAGATCAGCGTGCCAATATTAAAGTTTAATTTGTCACGTTCGGTAGTTGATAACTGTAAAGTATTATCAGGGTCTACTGATCCTAAGTTTATCTCTAAAATACGTACAAGTCTATTAAAAACATCAACAGAAGTTGTATCCCCGTAAGCTAGCGGAAGTTGAGTTTGCAGTATTTTGCTCATCTCTTACCGTCTGTCTTTACGTCTAACCTAGTCGCCCCCAATCTCCAACCAACGCTTAAGTTCCCGCTGGTATCATCATCATCTGATTCAACCCTTAAAACAGCTTGTCGGCCTCTTGCTCTAATATTGCTTTGTTGTGTTGTAGAACCAATAGAGCTGGTTGCTCTTGTTGTTAAAGAATCACCTGGAAAGTTTCTTGTTTTAACAACAATATTAACTTTTCCGCTGCCAGAATTAGATAAGAATTTAAAGTCTGGTATTAGTCTTCTAATAAAACTAAATTGTTCGCCATCTCCTATATCAAAGTCTGAACTTTCAATAAAAACATTTGTCATCGGCGAGCCATCATCGTCAAAGCCTACTTCTTGTTCATAAAGATAGCCGCTACTTACAGCTCTAGGAAAGTTTTCAATACCAGAGTCTAACCACGCTGTTCTGCTTAAAGAACCATACACCCAAGTTTGTTCTGCATAATTGTAAATAACATACCTATCAATTTCTCTAGAATCTGCTGAACAGTAAAACCAACCTACTTCATTTTTATCGGTAATGGTAAAAGCGTTAATTTTAAAAGATTGAGTTAGGTTAATATCTGAAAAAATATAATTTTGCACGCTGCAAGGTAGCGATTGAACTGTACCATTGTAAGCGTAAAAATTATTGTAGCTCATCCAAAATACAGCAGAAGGAGCTGTTACAGATGCTTTAGGTCCTATCAATCCTGTTCCTTCATTAATTAAATTAACAGCAAAAGTAAACGGAGGTCCAACAAACTGCATGCTGTACAAAGCAGTATCAGTCCAAACTAATATTTCTTGACGAGATTTATTGGCTCCAATAATAGAAGATCCAGAAGATAGCCTTAAAGAGCCAGCAGTATTAGTAATTAAAGGTTCAAACTGTAATTCATTTTCTTGGTCAGAAAATGCAATTAGCATCGGGTCAATTGTTCCAGACCTAGAACTACCACTAATAGGATCAGCGCCCAAAACAATTAAATGTCTATCTTTTTCAGAAGTAATAACTTGTATACCTTTGGTTGGAACAAGATTAGCGCCAGATATTCCAGAAAGCGCAACAGCTCTAGTAGAAACGCCATCGTTTTCTACCCATTTATAAATACCGCTATTTCTAGCATTTATAATAAGGTTTTCACCAAAATGGTCATGCGACCATAATCTAAGCTGGTTTGTTTCTCCTAGCGCTGTAGCTGAACCAAAAGTACCTTCGCCCCAAAATCCTGCTCCCCAACCTGTGGACGGAACATAATCATCTAAACCTACATTAATTTGGTAAACACCATCTACTCCCGAGCCACCATTTCCAGAGTCGCTTGAGTTAGCAGTAACCGTAGCACCTGAAGTATCTTTTGCTATAAAAGTGTAAGTGTTAGCAGAAGGTACAGTTGCTATTTGGTATTCTTGATTTAAAACATCTGCTGTAATTAAACCCCCTAAAGAAGCTGAGCCAGCTATTGTTACAAAATCGTTTATAACTGCGCCATGAGATGAATCTGTAGCAGTTATAATTGAACTGCCGTTTGTAGCAGAAAAAGTGATACCGTTGGTTGTTGTTGCTCTAATAGGTGTAACATCGTAAAAAACATTACCTTCTTGTATGTAATATTTCCAAGTTGTTCCCAAACCTAGTAATTTTTGCCCACCCAATGACACCCAGCCATGCAAAGCTCTGCAAGTTCCTAAAAAAGATTCAGTTGTATTTTTAACCCAGCCACCAAATTTTTCAGGCAACCCTTTTCTAAATCTTACAAGATTAATATCAAACCAACCACCCTCATTACTATAATCAGTTCCTTCTCTATTTACTCCTGGTTTGAATAATGTTTTTTGTAAACCCATTTTATATGTGTTCCCAGATTTTACCCTCAAACATCAAAGCTTCAGCTTCTCTTCTTCTTGTAAGACCAGCTAAAACTTTGCCTTTTGCCTTATTCCATCTTTTCATTTGAGCGGGAACTTCGTCGTATTTACCCTCATTTAAAACTCTAAGCATGCTAGACCTTTTTAAATTATTTGGTCCTAAGTTGTATGTCCAAGAAACCAAAGAATCAAATTGGGATTGATTCATCGGAACAGTTACTAATGAATTAACATAATGTTCATACTCATCATCAAGCTCACGCCATAACATAAAGTCTGCTTTTTCTTCAGTCCACTTATCATCTTCTTGCACATCTTTGGTATGGCCATATCCTATAGTCCAAACTCCCGCAGCACATTTATATGCCTCAAGCTCACAGCCTTCAAATTTTTTTATAAGCTCGAAGCCTTCGTCTGAAGTGTGCATTAATTTCCCAATACTATTGTTACAAAAGCGATTAACAAAGTTCCTATAAAACCGAAAGTCCCAAAAACTGCCATTCTTAGGGTTCTGTTTAAATCGTTCATTTCTGATTTTATTTCTGCCGTTTCTTTGAATATGCTTTTCCATCTTTCCTCACATTTTGCTTCATGCGATTTTAAGTCTGATGCAACAGATTGAACTGTAGTTCTACTCGCCATCTTTTTTATCACCCGTATTGGATGCTCCAAAGTAAAACGATATAACTGCTGACGCCAATCCACCCAAATATCCTAACACTAAATTAATTAAAGCTTCAGAGTTTTGCTCAGGTGGTTGCAAGGTTACTAAAAATATGTAGCCCATAAATCCACCAACAACAGCAATACCCATAATCCTAGCTGTCCAATCTTTGTTAAAAGTTTTTCTAGCGTCTTGTTTTTCTACTGTTTCTAGCCTAAATATATCTACATCTAGCTCTTTCATTTGAAGCTCAAAATCTTGTTCAGCTTTTTTAAGTTCTAGCATTTGTTCTGGAGTGGCTGCTTGAATAGCCTTATTAATAGACTTTGGATCTGATTGACAACCAAGCACACCAGCAATAACTGATGCTGCTTGTCCACCTAACGGCCCACCTAATGCTGATCCTAAAGTTGGAGCAAGCGCTCCTACTACATTTTTAATTAAACCAAATTTCATAATTACCCCGCTAATGGATTTTTATCATTCATCTTTGCTTCTATTTTATCTACTTCTTTATTAAGAGATTGTATGTCAGCTTTAATGGTAGCTATATCTGTTTTTATTTCAGTAACATCTGGAACAGAAATGCCGTCTATCTGTTTTTCTAAGTATTGAACAGACTTTTCTATACCTGCAAATCTTTCTTCAATAACTTTTTGTTTTTGTTCGGTATCACCTATACCACCTATTTGAGCTTCTAGGTTATCTAATCTGTTAACATATTGAGCGCCTTGATAGCCAAAGCCAGCAAGCGTTGTAACAATACCAACAAGAGCTATGAGTTGCGTTGTTTTATTTTCAAACCAATTCATTTAAACCTCCTAAAGAGTTGGCTGCATTTGTTTTAATTCAGTCAAAGTTTTTATACTTTGTCCTGCTAGCCCATAAAAAGCCGCAGTATTATCTGAAAGGTTGCTATTAGTATAAATGCTTTTTGGTTCATACCAAAATTCTTTTTCGGGTATGTTTACTGCTCTGTAACTATTAAAACCTGGCAAAAAGCCCATAACCGCTATAATAGCGTTTTCTGAACCATACTCTCCAGTTTCTTCTTGTTTAGCTGCAACTTGTTCTTGAGCTGTTTGTAAGTTTTGAGCAATAATATTTTCAACGGTAGTTTCTGAGTCAGAATCAACAGACGCAATAGATGTATCCATCTGATCTTGCGTTGTTTCTGTTGTTACGTTAGCAACTGCTACCTCTGTTGTTACCGTTTCTGTTCCCGCTGTTGTTGAACTAAAAGAAGAATCTGATACAGACATACTGCTCATATTAAGAACTTGATTGGTTTGAGCTGTAGATGATGCAAACTGATCTGACATGCTGGGTGAACTACTGGTACTAAAACCAGCGGTAGATGAGTTACTTACGGCATTTCCAGCAGCTACGCTATTGCCTGTAGCATGTATAGAATTGCCAGCGTTAGTACCGCTAACACTCTGATTTGCGGTTCTTATTGTAGATGCAACCACCCTAAGAGCAACTTCTCTGCTAATTGAGCTTTCACCTTTTGTATTTTCTCTTTCAGCAACTTGAAACTCTTCTTCAAATACATCTTCTTCTATAGTCTCTTCTCTTTCTATTCTTTCTTCTTCTATTTCAGCTTCAGCCAATCTTTCTTCTATAGCTTCAAAAACTTCCTCAACGGCTTCTTCTTCAAAAATTTCCTCTATAAACTCTTCCTCTGGATCTTCTAATATTGCAACCTCTTCCTCTCTTCTGGTTTCTTCCTCAAACCATTCTTCTAATTCTTCAATAGTTTCTAACTCAATAAAAGTTTCAGGCTCTCTAAAGTCTTCTACTAAAAATGTTTCTTGGAAAATAAACTCTTCAATAATTAAATCTTCTACAGGAATAAATATTTCTTCACGTGGCATTTCAAAGTCTGGTATCAAGGGAAATGGATCTATAAATTCATCTTGACGAAACATTTCTTCAAAGATTATTTCTTCTTCAAACATAAACTCTTGTTCTTCAAAATGCTGTTCATCAAACTCAAATACAAATTCTTCAAACATCGGCTCTTCTTCATAGCCAAACTGTTCTTCTTCTTCGTAACCGTAGTCAAATTGATCTTCTTGAAAGTAACCTACATCTTCTTGTTGTCTGTATCCAGGGCAGAACGGCCCATACTGAGGATCTAAATTGCATTGCTGATCATCGTATGCGTCCCAATAGTTAGGACATGACTCACTATAAAGAGAGCTTATATTACATTGTTGGGTTAATAAAGCATCTGCATAACCGCTACAACTAGAATCATTTAAAGGATTGCTGCAATCAATACCGCTGCCACTTCCTGCACCATATAAAGATCCACCATTTTCTAGCGTGGTATTTATAGATGTTGCATTCCAATTTTTATTGACGCAAGAGGATGAGTTGGTTGTACCTGTACTGCATTCATCATGATAGTAATAAGTGTAAGAGTCTTCTTTTTTAGATCCTACTTCTCCTATCAATACATCATGATTAATAATATCTAAATGGCCATAACGAAGATCAAACGAGTTGTTATTCCAAAGTATTATTTCAAAACTATTGTCTGATGCCCTGTTGTACTCTCTAAGGTCATACCAGCCAAAGATCATTTTGCTTGAGTCTCCCCAAGACTTCATACGAGAATTGTTGTCTCTAATTAGGTCAGTCCAGAAAGCGTATATGGTATAAGTGTGCTGTCCGTTAATAGGGTCAGGAGTATAGTCGTTGCAATAGCTACCACTAGAGCCAAAATGGAGACATCCATTGGTAGCCATCCTCGCTTGACTGAATGTAGAGCCATAAAAAGTAAAATTAAAAGAAAGGTCAATTGCGGGAGAAATACCATCATCTGAAACCTCGTATGCTAGCTCGCCTTCAAAGTTGTTAGCATTTGTTTGCAAGTGGTACAAGTCTTGTCCTGACTCATAAGTGTATTGTCCATATACACTAAATGATAACAGACTAGCTACTGCGTAGCATAGAATTCTTTTTTGCATTGTTTGTTGGTTTTAGTTTTTCTTGTATATATAACTTTAACTGCGCCAACAACATCTTTATTTATTTTTTCTCTGTTGGGGTTGGAATCATGTGTGCATTTTTTTATAAATAACTTTTCTTGTTCTTTAACGTCTGGTCTTTTAGATTTGTTTTCAGCCCAAGCTAAAGTTGCTTCTGCGCCTATTTTGCCCCTGTAAGGACAAGGAGTACCAGCCATCTCCATAGCTTTAAATACTCTTTCATCTTGGCAAAGAATACTAACGCTGGCTACTTTCATACCAGTATCGTAAAGATACTTAGATAATTTTAACCGTTCACAATTTTCATCAGTAACAGTAGCTCCTGTAGAGAAGCCAAACACTTGTCCTTGGAACGCACCAGAGCGGCCTACAGTACAAAGATCTTGCGAATAGGACATAATGCTTGGAGCTATCGCAGAAGCTGGAGGAGCTTTGCTCTTGACGTTTTGATTAATGGTTTGAGTAGAATTAGATTCGTTAATATTTCGGTTCGTATTATCAGATTTAGTATTATTTTCGTTGACGTTTCGGTTGTCAGTTTTGACGTTAGAATCTGAAGTCGATTGATTAATATTAGTGTTTTGATTCGTATTAGAGCTGGTCGAAGTCGAATTATTAGTATTGTTAACATTTTGATTAACGGTTGAATTAACCGTTGAATTAGATGTCGAAGTATTGACGTTGTTATTCGTATTGGTGTTATTCGAAGTCGAATTGTTTACATTCGTATTTGAATTAGTCGAAACATTCGTATTGGAATTTGTATTAGTCGAATTATTCGTGTTAGTCGATACGTTGGTATTAGAATTCGTATTGGTGTTCGTATTAGTATTTTGATTGGTGTTGGTATTTGTGTTGGTATTGGTCGTTGTGGTCGTATTGACTGTATCCAAACTATTGTTTTCGCAATATTGCGTACCGTTGACGCAAGCTGTACCAGACTGTTGAGAGGATTGAGCGCTAACATTTACAGATAAACCAATAACCAAAGTTACTAAAAAACCAATAGCCGACCAGGCTATTAAGTTATCATGCTGTTTTTGCTCCTTGTTCATTTGGCTTATAAACTCCTAGTTCAATTAATTTAGCTCTATTATTCATATGCTCTAATTCAATATCCTGTTTGCTTTGGCCTTTGTATTTAACCGCCATATATTTTTCAATCATTTGCTGGTTAATATCTATTCCATCTACGATAACTGATGCCAAAACTCTACCGAATTTACCTTTAGAGTCTTTTAATTGCGTCTGTAAGATGACGTGCTTGCCATTTGATATGGCGTCTTGTAAAAACTTAGCAGCTAGCTTACCTCTAGCCTTTTCGTCTTTGTTGCGAGTTCTCGACTCGGGAGTGTCAATACCGTATAAACGTACGCGACACTTATGATGAATATTAAAACCGAGATCCAGATCAGCGTCAATAGTGTCACCATCGACCACCCTAGTGACTTGGCAACTATACTCATACATTATTTTTTCTTACGAGGTCGGCCTCTTTTTTTTGGAACTTTTGTATAAGCTTCGTTTACATCTGAAGTGCTAGGATCGTCAGCGACATATCTGCCTTTTTTATTCCTAGCTCTAACCGTTTTCATTTCCTCTTTAAGAGGATTGGGTAGTTCTGCTGAACTAAGAGGCGTAAAAAAATGTACTACTTTTTTCCACCAAGACATGTTACTTCTTTAATTTAGATGTAACTTTATCCCAAAGTTCAGGTTTAAATCTTTTTACAGACCAAGCCAAAACTATTGTTACTATTATTAATGGTATTAATATATCCATACTGTATTACCTCAGTTTTTTTAAAATTATATACTAATTTCTCTTAGCATGAACGATTCTTTGCTCGTAATTTTCAAAATCTTTTGGATCACTAAAATGTATATCACAAGCAATAGACAGCCTTGGTTGGTCGTTTATGTTCTTTTTTACACCATGAAAAAGGTGACAATCAATTAAATGTAGTTCACCCACCCTGTTAGATACATGACCTACATCATCATAAAAAGTAAAACAATCATTTGGACCTGAAATAAATACATTACAAGAATAAAAAATATTTTCAGGATGACCATGATTGTGCATAGGTATTTCTTCGCCTTTATGAAGAATATTAACCCAGCATTGAATCCAACACTCGTCTTCATCTTGCATAATCGGTAAATTAAAAATTTTACTTGTTATGTCTATTTTAGGAACAAAGTTTAAAAAGTTATAATTTTGATGTCTGTCAGTCGTGCCTGAAAAAAAGTTATCATATACAGGCAAAGAAAGTATTTCTTGTTCCTTTTCTAAACAAATTTTTTCAATTAACTTGCACTCTTCTTTTGATAAGAAGTTTGGAATTTTTATGTGCATATGACTTTAACTACTTGATTGATAATATCCAGGCAAACCTATCATCGGTCTGCCATCAAATTTGTTAAATTTTGCTTTTGGACTACTAGCATCATTATAGTGTAAGAACACTTGTCCACAGTTTTCACCTTCAAAAGGTTCTCTCCAATGTTCTAAATCGCAACCACGATACATAAGCATATCGCCTTTTTCTAATTTAATCTCTATGCCTTTTTTACCCCTTTCACCTGATGGTTCTAAAAATATTGACCAATCCTCACCACCTAAAAACATAGTAGTTGATATTTCACAAGAGTCTCTATCTTTGTGTCTTTTTAACTCGTCACCTTTTTTATAAAGTCTAGCGTATGAATAAGTTTCAGTTAGCTTAACGCCTGATTTTTTTTCCATGATAGGTTTAACTTTTTGTAATAAAGTTTCCATAACAATATCAGCGTAATGCGAATAAGTGTCAGGTATTTGCACATCATTCCAAACGCCAAAATAATCTGTAAATTGTGAAATATATCTATCATCAAACAAGTGTCTTGCTACTGCTCTTTTATTGCAAAGGTATTCATAACAAAAGTCTGCTAACTCTGTTGATATAGCGTTTTTAATTACTTGGTATTTATTTTTCTTAAAAGTCATCTGAATGGGTATCCTAAATTCCAACACACTAAGGAGTGTCGTATTCCTTTGGTTACTGGTTTAACTCTATGCCAAACAAAAGAAGGAAAAACAACTATACTTCCTTTTGGTCTAATTTCTGTGCAAACTTTTGGTTGCGATGCTTCATCTTGATTCCTAAAATCAAATTCTAAATCACCACCTTTATATTCGTCAGGATCAGTTAAAGATAAAGTCATGCTAAGTTTTCTATATTTACCATGTGAATTTCTATTTTCAGGATTGTTATAAGGTTCTTGATAAGAGTCACAATGCCAATCGTAAAACTGACCTTTTTTATATTCAGTAAATTGACAAGATTCACTATAATCCCATTCAAAATTCCATTCAGCACTTGCGTTTGCTTGATGTATATAAGGTTGTATTTCATTGTATATCCATTTGTCATACATCCATACAATATCTGACTTGCGTTTTTTTTGAATATTTTTAAGGTCTGATTTAGTTAAATTATCTACATTAGCTGTACCTGTAAGAGCCATTTCTTTATTTTGTTCTTTACCATAACGAACAATATCGTCACATATTCTTTCAGGAACAGCCGATTTAAAATACCAGTAATACCATTTAAGATTCAAAATAACCTCTCTTTATTAAAAAATCTTTTACCCATGTTTCTAAAGATGTATTTTTATAACCATCTATAATTGATTTGCTTAAATACATATCTAAATCATAATTATTTTTTTCTACTTTATCTTCTTTGACATCATGATACATTCCATCTAAAACACTATCATCATATTTAATATTGTTTATAGAAAATTGTTCTAAATCAACATACCTATGTTCATAGGTTGGAATATTTAAAAATTTATAAATGCGTTTTATATTTTTTGTAGGATTTATTGTTAAATCTTCATAATTAATTTTTATGTAATCACTATCACTTTTAATAATGTTATATATAGCATAAGCATAAGTAGCAGTCATGCCTTTAGTCATTTCATAAAAACAAAAATCTTCTAAATCTTTTTTATTTGAATTTTTTACTTTAGCAAGAGAACCAAGTATTTCTATAAATGGTCTTTCTAAAATAATAAATTTTGGATTTAGGGTAATATATTTTTTTATAAGTTCTGTATTTTTAGGAGTTCCCCAAGGACTTCTATCAATAATATGATTGCTTTTATAATTTTTAAAATATAGTTCTAAAGAGCCTTCTATTAAATTATCTAACGAATGATGGTCAGGAAAATTTTTAAAGTTTGTTGTTTGTTTAAGTTGTTCAAGATCATATAAAATATCTGCTGTAATGGAATTAGCAGTAACACTTATATCTGAATTTTGATTTAATATGGATGCAAGTAAAGTGTTTCCACATCTAGGCAACCCACATAAAAAATAAATATTTTTCATCTTCTCTCTCTTGAAAAGATAGTATAAGTTAGATGTATTTTAAAAGATACTTAAACCCAATCATCTGCTTTGACTTGTCTATAGACCTGTCTTAAATCCCAACAAGTTGAGCCTACAAAGGGTTCTTTGATGATAACAATTCCTGATCCACCAGCACCTCCTAATGTATTACTACCTGCAAAGCCTCCGCCACCACCGCCACCGCCTCTGTTAGCAGTACCAGCACCCGCACTTGGAGCAGGACCTAAACTTCCAGTGCCACCACCACCTGAGCCACCTGAAGCAGCTGTAGATTGTGAATTTTCAGTTCCTCCTGCTGCACCACCTCCGCCACCAGCGTAAGTTACATCTGAGCCTGAAATAGTTGAGGGTGAACCATTTCCGCCAGCTCCATTTGCCGCATTATCTGTGCTTGTAGAAGCACTACCTACCGCACCTGCACCGCCTCCGCCTGCACCTCTAAAACTATCGCCTCCTGGAGAAACAGCATTACCACTACCTCCTCCACCTGCATTACCTTGTCCTGGTGGGGAAGCAGCACCGCCTGTTGTTTCAAATCTACCTGCACCGCCACCGCCAGACCCACCAGCAGCACCAGCAAGAGAATCACCTGCTCCCCCTCCTCCGCCACCTGTAGAGGTTTTCTCAATTCCCGATCCTGGTGCAAAGGATGAGTTACTGCCCGATGATCCCGTAGTTGCACCACCTGTCCCTGGTCCACCCGATGTTGCACCAGCAGCACCACCAGCGCCTATTGCTATTGAGTAAGGTGTGTTTCCTGAAACTGGTGTTGTAGATGTTATTAAACCACCTGCTCCTCCACCGCCACCAAAACGAGAACCACCACCGCCGCCACCTGCGACTACTAAGTATTCAATACTTGTAGTTTGTGGTTGAGTAGTAAGTGTGCTACTAGAGTTAAATGTGGTAACTTGTTCTGCTTGAGTTGTTACTGCTGCTCCGATTAATTTTGGCATATTAACTTACCCAATTTCCTGCTTTTACAGAGTCGTAAAGTGCAGTCATATCCCAAACACCACCTGTATTTGAAACAAAACTAACTGCTGGCTCTTTTACAATAACAACACCTGAACCACCGCTACCACCTGGAACTGGACTAAATGGTGGAGAACCAATATCAGTTCCACCACCGCCACCGCCAGTATTAGCAGTTCCGCCTGGATTTGGTGAGTCTACAGGATCAGAGCCATTTGCACCACCTCCTGCTCCACCTTGGCCAACAGTACCATTGTTTGAGAATCTTCCTACGCTTCCACCGCCACCTGCTCTTGTAACAGATGAACCAGTAATAGAAGAAGCTACGCCATCTCCGCCATCCCAACCATGTTCAGGGGGTGGTGCTTGTGGACCAGGCAAAGGTCCTTTACCTGCTTCACTTGCTCCTCCGCCTCCGCCACCGCCTCGGTTAAGGGCAGCATTACCACCTGGATAGCCTTGACCTGAAGTTCCTGCATGACCGCCTGTTGAATAAGAAGCACCGCCACCTGAGCCACCAACTCCAGTTGTGCCAGGATGGGGTACAAAACCTGCTCCTCCGCCACCAAGAGATGTTACGCCATTAAAACTTGAATTTGAACCTACATTTCCACCAGGTCCTGCTCCTCCTATCGGAGCTGTATTCCCTGCTCCTCCTGCTCCTACAACAATTGGATAACCAGTAGCTCCTGTAACTGGGCTTAATGATTCTGCTGATGCTCCGCCACCTGATGCTTCACCAGGCACTGATGAACGATAGCCACCTGCTCCGCCTCCACCTGCTCCTGCCGCCGCAGCATCTCCTCCGCCACCACCTGCAACAATTACATATTGTACTGATGTGCTTCTAGGTGCTGTGGTTAATGTACCACTAGAATTAAATGTAGTTACGACTGCCGATTGAGTTCCTGCTTCAGGCTTATAATCTATACCAATATATCCACCATTTGTACTAGCCATGGTTAGACCTCATTCCATTGCGTATTAGTAGCATCCCATTGATAATTAGTTACAGTTGAATAATCATCACCTGTAAAAGTTTTACCTAACCATTTTTGATTATCTTCATCCCAAGATGTTAAAACATCAACAGAATTTATTTCTGTAACACTTGGATAAGTAACTGGTGCTTTCCAATTATCATCGCTATCTAAAGACCAAGATGGATAAGGTTTTATTGATATAAATTTATCTTTAGTAGCATCATAGGTCATGCCTATGCCTGCGTATTGTTTTCTAAAATTGTTGTTGTAAGAGGTTTGTTTCCAAGCTACACCACCTGTTGTATAAGGAACAAGAGATGCTACAAATGTTTCTGCTTGGGAGGATTCATCCCCACCATTGGCATTTACATCTTCATTAGATATTACTACTACTTGTAATACTTCGTTGCTTGAATTAAGTTCTGCAAAGTGAGCCATAATTAAATACCTCCTTAAGCATCATCTAGTTCTTCGTAACTAATGGTGTAAGTTAAGTCTGAATTAGCACTTGCACCACCTTCTAAGATGTCTCCTTCTTCTAAGTAAAAACTTGAGTTTTTATCTATTAAGACAAGAGTAGCATCAGCAGGCACAGCAATAGTTGATGCAAACAAAACTACTGAGCCACCACTTTTAATAATTCCCATTGTTACAGTAGCAGAGTTTGTACCATCAATATTAGCTATAATAATGCTGTTTACTTTAATTAACTTATTACTAGCACAAGTTAATAAATCAGTTGTAACTGTAGTAGTTAAAGCTCCATTTATACTATTACCGTATATCGAAGTTACTGCTACTAGATTTGGATTTGCCATAATATTCTCCTAAGTTTAACCAAAGACTAAAGCCATAGCAATAGCTTTACCTGTTGTTGCTTTTGTATCAAGCTGAGTTTGTATGTTGGAAGTTACTCCATCAGTATAATTAAGTTCTGCTGCTGTTGCACTAATGGCTGTTCCATCATAATTAATTGCGTCAGTATAAAGAGTGCCATCAAAATAACCATCTTTAAATTCTAAAGAACTGGTTCCTAAATCAACATCGTTATCTGTAACTGGAGCTATAGCACCATCTGCCATAGTAAACTGAGCAGTACCACCTGCACTAAATGACATGGTATCTGCTGCACTAAAAAATAATCCTGCGTTGACATCACCTGTATTACTAATACTAGGCGCTCCAGCAGAGCCATCAGCAACAGTAACCTGCCCTGAAACATCTAAAGTTCCATTAATATCTATAGCTGTTGCTGTTAAATCTATTTCATCTGTTGCACCTAAACTAAGTACAGTCGCACTTGAGCCTTGCACAAATTGACTGGCATCATTAAAACAAATTTTATTAGTTGAATTTAATGTTAATCCTGTTCCATCAGTATGAGTAAGAGTGGTGTCTCCATCTGCTCCAAAAGTAACAACTGCTGAATCAGAACTTAAAGTAAGATCATCTTGTACTTTTAAATCTACAACATTAAGACTGGCAAAAGCGTCAACAACAGCCGCTCCAGAACCAGCTCCATCTAAATAAACTGCTTTTGCATCACCTGGAGGGATTGTTACATTAGCCCCAGAGCCTTGAGAAATAATAATGTTTTGAGATCCACTTGTTCCATTTTCTATAAAGTGCATTCTGTTTACAGTATTAGGAGCTATAGTAATGGTGCAAGCTGAATCTAAAGTGCCTGTATATTTAACATACATGGCCCTGACTGGATCAGTCGCTCCATCTGCAATAGTTGAAGTATGGGTATCAGCGTTGGTAGTTATACCTTCTGTCCCATAACCCAAAGCTTCGCCGATTAATTCTAAATTTGTATTGGTTGTTGTACCCCAAGTACCTGAACCATCTCCTGTGGCCATCTCATTTAATCTGAGATCATTTACATATGTGCTTGCCATTATTTACCTCTTGTTTTTACGCAACTGCCTCCCAACTGGGAGTTTGAGTGTCTGTTATAGTAGTATAGTTTGGAGTTTGGCTTTCATCAATACGTGACCATATCAAAACTGTTCCTACTGATCCTGTAGCGCTTTGTCCAGTTGGATAAACGTTTGCTGCTGCATCTGTGGTAACTGTTCCCAAAGATCCAGTTGCAGCATTTAGTGTAACAGATAAATTGTTGTTTGAAACGGTTGTTGCAGTTCCAAGAGCGGATGTCCCAGCTTGTCCTGTAGGTGTTACGTTGGCTTCACCATCTACTTCAACCGATACAGAACCTAATGTTCCTACAAGTCCTGCTACAGAAGCTATTGCTTGAGCATTTACTCCAGCTTGAGGAGCTCCTGTTGTTCCTACTTGAGATGCGGGCGTTACATTTGCTTCTGCATCAACGGCAACTGTACCTAAAGCAGATGTTCCTGCTCCTGGAGCTGTAAGCGTAACTGGAAGCGGCTCGCCCCACGTAAGTTGACCCCACGTGCCTCGACCCCAACCTGTTATATTAGCCATTTAAGGCTAGGCGATTCTTATAATCGCTGTAGAAGCTGCTGCTGCTGGGAATACAATAGTGAAGTCACCTGCTGTTGAAGTTTTATCGCCACCAAAGTCAATACAAGCAACTGATTTATTGCTGTCGCTAGAGTTGTAAATCATACAACCTCTAGCAGTAACTGTAGCGGTTCCAAACGTTAAATCTGCAAAATCAGTAAAACCTGTTGTTCCTGATGAAGTTGGGTCTACTCTTGTTAAATTTGCTCCACCAGAAGTATAGTTAGTTCCAGTTGCTTGTCCAGTAGTAACAAATGCTGTTGTTGCAGCACCAATTGTTGCCGAGCTAGTATAAAGAGCTAGTTTAAAAGTGTCCCCACCAGAGTTTTTAAAGTTGTGGACAGCTTCTAATAATTCTTTTTTAAAGCTGGTTGTTAATGTTGATGTAATTGCCATTTCAAATACCTTTGATTATTTTTGCCAAATCTTCAGCATCTCCTTGAGTTAATTCTTGAATCAAAGATGCTTTATAAGATTTTATAGCATTTTGAATATATATCAAACAAACTTTATAAATTAAATCTTTGTAAGCTCTAGCTTGGTCTTTTATATGTTGTTCATTTTCATCAGAATATCCAACTATTTTTTCAGTTAATTGTTTAGCCCAAAACTCAGGGGGATGACCTCCAAAATTTGTTGTTGCTATTTCTACTAATCCAAGCTCTGGCAATCCACCAGGCGTTAACTTATCTACCATTTTTTAGGCTCCCTTAAATGTTCGTCATTTCTGCCAATTAAAGTTGGCTCGAGTTGATGTTCGTTTGTAATTATTTTGCTAGATTTTTTTGCAATTAATTTATTTTTTTCTTGAACTACAATCATTGGGTCATCTAAACGATGATAACCATATAATTTTTCATTATCAGAAACGTTGGTATCTAATAATCCACTAGATCCTGCAATACCAATTTGTATGCCTGAACTGCTTGCTTTGGCTAACCAATACTCTACACACGCTCTTCCAGATTCTGCAAAGTGTAAATTTCCCTTGTAGCTAAAATCTACGCCATACATGTTTATTTGGCTTACATTATTCCAAACAGCAAAAGCTACTGCATAAGCAACCGTATTGTTTAGATAGTGGCAATTTAAAGAAGCTAAAACTTCGTTAATTGGATATTCTACTAAGTTATCGCAACGCTCATCTAACTCGCAAGTGTAGATAGGTTTATTGCCATTTTCTAAAACATCAAGCATTCCACTTGTTTGATTTCCTGCATTCTCAGTATCATAAAAACGACTAGCAGGATCCATCATAAAAACTCTATCGTGAAATATAACAGATGCTACTGAGTTAATAGCCCAAACTTCATCAAAGTGAGTGCCATGTGATTTTGCTAGATTATAATCAAACCAACTATTTCCAAGACCAACTATAGCAACAGTCTTGCTTTCAAGCTCTTTAATTGGCTCCATACCTTCTCCATTTTAAATTTAACTAATTTGACTTCTTAAAGAATCATATCTGTATTCGTCTTTTCTTCCTCTTGCTTCTGCTAGATTTTTTAACCTAGCCACTTCTTGATTAAATCTAGTTTCGTATAAAGTAATTAACTCTGGCTCGCCCTTCATAAATGTATAGGCCTCAATTAAACTACCGTAAAGCAAAGCATTTTTTGCATTTTGAGACATCCAAGTGCCTGTTGTTGAAGAGGTTAAACTTGATGGTTTATATAAATAATGTAGCTCAACCGAATAATCAACATCTGGAACTGGAGAAACAATTAAAGTAGATCCATTGCTAGAGGCTGTAGAAAGCTCTTTGTCAAAATCTGCATAATATAAAGGCCTTCCTCTTTCTGAGCTTGTTGAAGCATCATTAGAATATTCACGCATGAAACTAGAATGTTTTTTATCTAAATAATGATAATCATTACTGCTATCAATAATAGCTAAAGAAAAACTCATTTTAAAATCAGACGGAGCTGTTAAATAAGTATTTCCAGTTGTTAAATTACCTGTTACATTTTTTCTAAAAAAATCAAATTGAATTAACTCAAATAATCTTTCTTCAGCAATTTCAATCATATCGTTTAACGTAGCAACAAAAGTTGTTTCGTCATTTTCAACATAATTTTGTATAAGGGTTTTTAGCTCAGTTAAAGTCATACTGTTATTGTAACTGCTCCAACACTTGCTGTCATTTCAGTTACTGTAAAATTTGATCCAACATTTGCTGGATTCATAAAATTATTATCCACCACCACTACAAATCCTTCGCCTAATTCTTTATCGTTGTTTGGCCTTGGATCATATAAAGCTTGAGGATCTGAAGGTGCAGTATGCGGGTTTAATTGAGGGTGTTTAGATTCAAAACATTCTGGACAAGTTTTAAAACCATTCCACTCTTTTTTAAGGTCTAGTAATTTATATTGAAAACCACACCTATCGCAAAGAGCGATTGCAAATTTAGCGCTTGCGTAAGCCATTCTAACCTCTTAGATAAGGACGAATCCTAAAAGATGCTCTGTCTTCATCTTGAGACATGGCTCGTTGAAACTCTTCTTCATATGATTGTTTTAATAAAGCAGATCTATCTGGGGCTCTTTTCATAGAAATGTAATAAGCCAATCCAGCAGCAAAGCAGGGATAAAATCTAAATGGCATATCCATTGTATTCGTTGCTTTATCCGCATCATCCATTCTTACAATTTTATTAAAAACCAATACGTCTGTAGAGTTTTCTGGGGCTGGCCATACTTTTATAGCTGGGGTTGATAATTTATCAAAAAAGAATTGAGAGGGTCTTGCTTTGGTTGTTTTGTTTGGAATATTAATATATTGACTTCTGCTTAAACGATTCATAGAAATATCTGTTTCGGTTGAGTTAACAGTACGCCTAACAACCATATCTAATATATCAATTACATTAGAATTTAAAGAATAGCTGCTTGTTCCTTCTGTAACGGTTTGCGTTGCTTGTTCTATTGTCCATTGGTTTAAACCGCGATTAGCCCACTCAGCTAACATTAAATTGATTGATCTTCTAGCTGTTTTTAGGTCATAACCAGTTCTAAGCTCTAGGCCGCATCTTTCAAATGCCTCCTCTACAAACTCAGCTACGTTTGGTTCAAAATCTGTACTACTAGATGTTGTCATTTATTTACCTCTTTGTAATATGGCTTTTTTCTTTGCACTTTTATTAAGATCTCCATAATGAAAAATAGGTTTACTTGTTTTAGTATGAGTTTTATTAGTATGCAATTTTCCATTAGGCATTTTATGATACGATTTTTTCCAGACTGTACCATCTCTTAAATAGTGTTTTGAACCTTTAGCCATTACGAATATTTAGTTTTTTTTCTTCTATTAGACATTACCTTACCACAACCTCTTGCAATTTTTCTTACCTCTCCTCCGTCTTTCTTTTTTGGAAATCCTGCTTTCATGTTTGCGTAGGCTTTTGGACTTATAGTAGATTTCTTTTTAGAACGACTAGTTCCTGCTTTTTTTCTTTTATTAATATTTTCGTATAAACTCATTTAACATTTCCACCTTCGTCTTGCTTGACGTATTCTTGAATTAGGATCGTTTCTAGTTTTAGCTGAACTTCGTTTTAGTTGACCAAGAGATCTAGCGCAATATGATTTACGCCTTTTTGCTGCTTTGCTACCTCTTTTTA